TGTTAGAACTTCGCCGTAAAAGTATCATTTGCAACTGATAATCTTTAGTCGGGTCTAACTCGCCGTGTGTTTATGGTGGAGGCGTTGGGTACTGCCCCCAAGTCCAGTCTGCCTTTCGTTCAGCATCATTGAACTGTATTATATTTATACCATAGTAAAATTAATTTGTCAACACCTTTTTTAGATTCCACTCTCTTTTTTTTGTGTTCCTGCCGCAATAACATAACCAAACGTATCCTCTTTTTTGTCAGCCCTTGCTATTTCTAACACAACACTAGGCCTATTAGCAAAATCTTTATATTCGACAAAAACTTCTTTAACATAAAAAGGTAAAGGCATCGGAGCTCTCATACACTTACCCAATTGTGTTAAAGCATACATTCTCGCAAGAGTTTCCTCTTCACTCTCTGTATCTGCTTTCAGAACTTTTAGAATAGTTTCCTCATCTCTACAAACGATAGCAGCAGTAACATAATCTCCTTTTGACCACACATAGTTTCTTGGTGGGTCTTTTGATAAACTAGCCGTTGGCCAGAACAATCCTATCATCATTAATACCGTCAGTAGGTATTTCATTTTCCTTTCTCCAATCTTGGACCGCCTCAGACAAAAACCCAAGATAGTCATGTTTGCTCTTTACGAACTCTTGAACAGTGCCATCCTCTGTAACGACAAGAATAACCACTTGATCAATCATAATTCCAGTTCGCTCACCAAACATCTCTGCATAAGCGGCACCTTGTATGTAATAATTTTCGTTCCAATCATCTGTGCGCTCCCTTGTGGAAGTCTTGAAGTCAATGACTGATAACTTATTTTTATAGTCTGCGATACAATCAACTCGACCAGCAACTTGATACTTGTCACTGTATAGTCCAGCCTCTTGTGCGTATATATTATTTATGTTGCAAAGTGCTTTTTCTTTAAGTTGATTGAACAAACAATGTGCGAGAAATTGTCGCTCATGCTCTTTCCATTTATCAGGCCACTCTACATGAACATTGTTTAGGTAATCCTCGCACATGTGGTGAACCTTGGTGCCTCTTGCAGCGGCAGTTCTTGCAACGTAGTTTGCAACGTCTGCACCAACACGCTTACGCCACTCCCACAATCCCTCTTTCTTGCGATTAGACAAGACTGTGGTGATTGAAGGATAGTATCCCTTCGGTGTAACATAGAATCGTTTTTTGTTGATGGTCTTAGTTTTTAGTTCTGGTATTTCAATCGACACATGATTAAAAGACATCATATCAGCTTTCTATCTCTCTCATCCTATTTACTAAACGCTCTGCCCTCGCACCAACTTGACGATACCAGCGACTATCTACCATCTCATCAGCGGCGGCATTCCAATCTTTTGCGTCCACCCCACGTTTCATTCCAGCAAATTTAGACAATCTTGGACGACCTAGATTGAACATCATGTTTGCAATTATTTGTTGAGCTTCTTCTGGCAAATCGTCAAAGTCTGGGTAAAGGATGTTGCAGTCTCGCAAGACTCCTTGGATATCTGATTCGAAGGCTTGAGCGCATCGCTCAACAGAAACGGCGGTGCCCACTTCAAGTCCATTTTCTGGGTCTGATTCCGTAACCAGATGGCCAATACCAAAAGTAGGGTAACCAAGATGGTCAAGATAAATTTCATGAACAATCCCCTCATCAATTTCTAATTGTTTTCTTAGTTTATCTACGTTCATAATTATTCTCCCTTCGGTGCTGGTGTTAGTTGGTATTTAGTGACAGATTGCACACTCTTCTCCCAATCAACAATTAAATTACCAACCGCCATGATTCTTTCGTGGTCGCACTCTTGTTCTGGAACAGAGTGATACAATCCAGCAGGCCACAGTATTAATTGACCTGTCTGTGGTTTTACACTGTACTCGGTGTTTACATCTGGAAAGACTAACGGAGCACAATCTTCACACGCCTTAACACAATAAGTAAAACTCCATGCGTGAGGCCAGTGTTGGTGTGGTTTACAAGTTTGTCCCTTGGTATAAATCAACGCCCACGAATCTTGAACCTTGTAATCATATTGTCTAGGATCACCATTCTCATTTGTTGCGTTTGCAAGTGGCATTGTCTTCGCAAGATTAATGACCAACTCACCTAACTTTTTGAATGAGTCATATTGTTGATCCATATCCCAACGTGTCATCAGACATTTTGCAGCTGTAGTTTGATTGAGTCTATCCCCCGCATCCCTTATGTCATTTTCTAACAATTCATTAAACGTGTCAACGTTTGTTCCCTTGAGAGGTTTGACCTTCACAGGGTATTTCATTACAAATTCAGGCCAACCCTCTTGAGTTGGTTTTATATATACGTTAGTCAAAGTTCACGCCCAGTTTGATCTTATTGATTAAATAACTCCTCACAAAACCAGACCTAACGATATCTCCAAGATTAAATTCAGTGCAATTAAATTCTTCCATCTGTTCTAAAATTTTAAGAAAATCGTGCAATCCATTTTTCTCATTTGTCTTTTGCAAATCAGTTTGATTAAAATCTCCACAGAAAAGAATTTTTGAGTCTTGTCCTACTCTGGTTATAATCGTGTCGAGTTCATGAAAGTTTAAGTTCTGGCATTCATCCACTATAATAATACTGTTATCAAATGTCAACCCCCTTAGAAAAGAAGTTGACAGAAAGAACAAAGTCCCTTGCGCCTTCAACTTATCATATAGGTTATTGAACGCCTGTTCGTTTGGCATCTCAAACATCCACCGAACCATATTTTGATACGGCACTTGATATAGAGCTGCCTTGTCTTCCTCGTCACCCGGCAAGAAACCAATTTCTCTTGTGGGTATAAGAGAGCGCACCAGAATAACTTTATCTGCATCTCCCTTTAGATCAAGAACCTCTTTTAGAGCAAGGTAAAGGGATACGAAAGTTTTTCCGGTTCCAGCAGAGCCAAACAGAAATTGGTTTTTACCCTTTTTCCAAGTATCAAATATATTTTTTTGATTATCTGTTATAGGTTTGATATCAATTAGACTGTCAAGACTGATTTCTTTATTAACCTTTTTTGCCATCATTTTCTCTTTTTATGTTTATTATAAATGTTTTCTGCTTGAAGACGTTTGGTACTCTTACCACTACCATACTTATCTGCCATAGGCGAGTCAGGATGTTTAGATGCAATATTTTTCATCACATCGTTGAATCCAGAATCATTCTTTGGACCAACTCCCATCACATGATCACCGACCATAGCTGGAGCGTTTCCATGCCACACTCGTTTGACATGTGGATTATCTTTGACAAAAATTTCCATCTCAGCAATGGTCATCATTTCGTCATACTCAATCCCACTTTGTTCATTAAAAAATGTATATGTCGGCATTAAAATTTAAACTCCAATTGTGGCCCATTACGTTTCTCATAATATTCAACTTGGGCTCTTAGTTCTTTTATTCTTATGTATGTGTTTTGCAAACTCTCTTGTAATTGTGAAACCTCTTTTTTTAAAATATCCACTTGATCAAAAACTGCTGTCATCTTCTGCTTTTCATGGTCATCTAACTTTAGATGAAGTGAACGATGTGTTGAATTATTGAACATTGGCTCTTCCTCTCTAAGTCTCCGACTCATATAGTCCCAGTACGGTTCCCTGACCATTAAACCACTCCGGTATTGAACGCTTCGTCCATTTTGCAAACCTCGATTTCTCTAGTATATAGTATGTTTGATATGCCATCACCGTATTCTCACCTTTACAGTATGGTGGCATACATTGAGGTGGGTCAGTGAAAGGAGTGTTCTCATCCATATTTTGAGGGCGGCCGGACAATCCCATGTTTAATCTTTCTGAAGCATGAATTTTGCCATAACGATGTGTGTATTCTTGCATAAGAGCTCGCATATGATTATACAGCCAAAGGTAATTCAACCCACCAGAACGAGCCCAAATGGTGCTGGGATGGTTTTTGTGAGCCATTTTGTATAGACCATATTGGTCAGCATAGTCGTCACCATCAAGAACACGGTGTGCAGTGGAGAGTATTTGTGCGCTCTCTAGTATCATCTTCACCACATGCTTGTCACACATCATCTGTGCAGCAATTTTGGGGTCACGGTCTAGATAGAAAATATTCATCGGTTGTCACCTTCACCTTCAATTTTATTGCGCTCTTGTCGAGATTTCAGTTTCTCCATATTCATTTGAGCAATGTCTTCTAGTGAGTATCCAATGTCACTAGAGAGTGCTGACAAGTACCACAGAACATCACCCAGTTCCTTGGCAATGTCATCAAGTTCATTACCATAGAACTCGAAAGAACCAAACTTACTCTTTCGGATATTCTTCTTCACCTTCTCTGCAACCTCACCAGCCTCACCAGACAACCCTAGTGTTGGATACACTACCTTGGCATTGTCTGAATAGATAGCAGTGGTCTTCGCAAACTCTTGGTATTCATCAAATG